TTGCTATGCCTTGCTGTGGGTAACCAAAGCAATTTTCTTCTGCCCATTCTCTTATCATCTTTTCTCTTGTTCCTTCTGCGTATTTTAATCCTTCACTGTAACTCATTTTATTCAACTCCTATTTATTAATTTTTCTTGCAATAATGCAAGATGTTTTTTGAAAAAAATATAGATGTTTATTGATGTTCTTTCATCTACAAAACTATTATACCACATAACTTGCAATAACGCAAGATATTTTTTTTAAAAAAGTTGCAACTATGCAATTTTTTAAGGTATAATATATTATAAAATGCAGATTAGGAGTAACAAATATGGAAGACAAGGAAAAATTGAGAAAAATAATAAAAGATACAAGGCTACAAAAAAATATAGCTAGAGATAAAATATCCGAATTATTGAAACTAAAGGGAATAAAATATGCAGAATCTTCATTATCACGTTATGAAAATGGTATAACAGAAAGCATAAAAGCGGAAGTATTAAAAGGAATTTCTGAAATATTGGGGTTAAATGTAGTTGAGATGTATAAATTGGCTGGATTATTAAGTGAAAAAGAAGACGATGTCAGAATTTTAGGATTAACTAAAAGGGAAAAAGCTCAAAGACAAAAATTTTTAGAAGACAATGCCGTCTTTTTCTTTAATGACGAAAACGTTTCAGAAGAAGATAAAGACAAGTTAATGCTAGCTTTAAATAACGCATATTTTAGATCAAAAGAAATAAAAAGGGATAAGAAAAACAAAAAATAGCCATTATTGGAGGAATATGAGAAAGAATTTTGCATTAAGAGTGAAAAATTTGATAGAAAAATATAGAACAAAAAATCCTTTTGAAATTTGCAAAAGAGCAGGAATTGAAATATTATATCAGGATTTGGGATAAATTAAAGGATTTCACGTAAGAAATGTTGGAGTCAGTTTAATAATAATTAATAGCAAACTTTCTGAATTAATGATGATTATAGTGCTGTTACATGAATTAGGGCATGCTGTATTAAAGCATCCGACTAAAGATATTTCTTTTATGAAAGATAATTTTTTTGGTTATTCTAATCAATTAGAGAATGAGGCTAATTTATTTCTTGCAGAATTTTTATTTAATTACGTTCCGTTAGAAGATTATTGCATTGGAAAGGAAGAAGAAAGAGCATTGATGAGGTTGGCGGAGTTGAAAAGTAGGTTTGAAAACAGATGAATCGAATTGAAAAATATGTTATAATATAGGAGCTTAAAAATGAGTTTGTTAGACAAGGCTAAAGAAAATTTTGAAATAGCGAAATATGCGGCTAAAAAAGAATATTTTGATACTGCAATTAGCCGATTGTATTACAGCAGTTATCAGCGAATTATATATTACAAAGATAATAACATTACAGATGGAAAAGTAGAATTTGAAAATTATAAACTGCAAAATCAATATAATTCTAATACTGAATTTTATGGAAGTCATGATTGGAATATAGCCTTTTTTAAAGATTTTAATAAGAATTGTGGACAGCCTGGATATTTAAGTATTATGGGATATTTACGAGATATGAAAGAATTAAGAAATATAGCGGATTATAAAACTAGAAGATGTTGTATTGATATTGATGAATACAGAACATTTGAAAATAAAGGAAAAATTATAAATAAATTAATAGACATACTTATTAACATGTCGTAAAAGGAGAATTATGATATGGAAGACGAAAAATTAAAAAAAATGAAAGAAATATTATATAGTAATCCAAAATATAAAAATATGAAAATAGGTTACAGAATAGAAGAAGGAAATTACTATTTGATATACCATTATCAAAAAAATTTTAATATATTTGATATGGAATTTCATGAACTGATGAGTAAAATTATAGAAGAAATTTTTTATAAAAACGGAATAACAAATGTAGGACAAAGGGATATTTTAGAAAGGGAAGTGAAGGAATATTTTCCTGAAAAAAATAATAATTTGCATTATCATATTACATTACAAAATGTAAAAGTGAAATCACGTATTGTTGCAAAAAATTTAAATACAAAATTTGTGGTGTTGAATTATACGAATAATATATATAGTAAAACAAGATTAAAAAAATATTCAAAACCAAATAAAACAACACATAGTAGACTTAATATAAATTACAGTAATTTTATTTAAGATATGGAGGAAAAATGGAAAGAATAACGTTAGTAAGTTATTTTATAAATGAAGTTTCAATGAAACATTTAACAGGTGACAAAAAAAAGAGAAATGGAAAGATAAATTTGAATATTGGTTCAAACGAAGAAGAAGGAAAAATAAAGTTAGATGTTGAAGTAGCGGATGAATATAAAGAGATAAAAATATCAATTATTGGCAATTTTGAACTTTTAGATAGTTTGAATAGTCAGCAAAAAAAAGAATTATTGGTTACAGCTGGAGCAGAAATGCTATATGAATATACAAAATCTTATATTGCGAGTATGACCATGTTTGATAAAATTCCTGTGATGATAAATTTACCAGATGTTGATTTTGAAAAATTATATAAAGATAACGATAAAAACAAATGATTTGTAAAACACAGGGTTAATTTTGGTTTCAAAATATAAAAAAAGATGGAGGAATCAGAATGAAAAAAATTTTTGTAATTTTGACATTAGTATTTGCTAGTGTCAATACGTTTTCAGAAACATTGTATTTCAAAAACTGTAAAGAAGCACGTGCGAAAGGGTATAAAAATATTAAGAAAGGCGAGCCTGGATATGCTAAACATTTAGACAGAGATAAAGACGGTGTGGCTTGTGAAAGTAAATAGAATTTCAAAAGAATTGTTTCATAATTGAGATAATTCTTTTTCTTTTATTTTTCTTTGAAATATGATATAATTTAGTAAAATTTTATAAGGGGTAGAAATCGAATTGAAAAAAGTAATTTTACATATAGCTTTACCAATTTTTGTTGGTTCAATGATATACATATTGTTTAGAGAAAAAGAATTATTAATGTTCAATTGGTTTAATTATCTAAAATTGAACTTTATAATAGATTTTTTGAGAAATAATTTTTATGAATACAGAATATATATCCCAAAAAGCATACTGTTTTCATTGCCTGATGCTTTATGGGTGTATTTTTTTACAATGTTTTTGAGTATTTATTATAAGAATAGGATTATACTATCAGCAATTTTTGTCGGAAGTATAATAACAGAAATACTGCAACTATGGTTTGTAATTGGAACTTTTGATATATATGATGTTATATATATGTTTACGTTGTATTTAATTGCAATGTATTTTATAAAAAAATTTGAGGAGGAAAAGAATTTATGAAAAAGAGAGCGGGATTGATTCTCGGGTGTATTTTGTTTATTATTTTGGCTGTCGGGAGTGTTCCAAGCGGTAAAAAAGATAACGTTCAAGTAAATAGCGGAAGTGATCAAGGAGCAGAAACATCGCAATCTTCTGGAAGCGCTTCAGAGCAACAACAAGGAACTAAAAAAGAGTATGAAATTTCAAATGTTAAAATGGAATCTAATCAATTTGCTACGTACATAACTGGTGTTCTTCAAAATAACGGAGGGCAAAAAGGATATGTTCAAATTATGATTCCGTGCTATGATAAAGACGGAGCTAAATTAGGAGACGCTTTAGCAAACGTTAATGATATCGAAGCAAACGGGAAATGGAAATTCAAAGCTATGTTTGCAGGAAATGAAACACCTAAAACTTGTGACCCTAATAATGCTAAAGTATCAGGATTTTAAAATAATTTTAAAGAAGCTGTGAAATGCTTCTTTTTTTAAAAAACTTTCTTGCAATAACGCAAGAAATATGGTATCATAAAATAGAGGTGGTGAAAAAATGAAAATTGATAAATATACACAAATCAGAATGAAAATGATTGAAAAAAAGATTTTTTGGAAGGATATACGAAAGAAAATCGGATATTCTGATTGGGGATTGAGGTTAGCTATAAAAAATAATAATACAGAAATAATTGAAAAAGTTGAAAAAATAATAAGCGACTTTTAATTTTTTTATGCAAATTATATTGCATTACCGCAAGAAAGTTCAAAAGAAAAGTAAGGAGGTGTGAGATGAAAATAAAAAAACTATGGATAAAGATTATATCCATAGTAGCTGAATTTTGGATTAATATATTGCTGTTTTATGTACCTGTAAGATTTAAGAAGTTTTTCTTTGTAAATATCTACAAAATAGTGATAGCGAGTATATTAATCATTTTAGGAATTATATCGTATTTTATTTTAAAATTCTAATATACATTATATTATATAGTAAAAATATTTTTGCAAAATCTTCAATTTTGATTTATCAGAACCAGAATCTATATTAAAAGAATAAGGATTTCCCAGTTATTTAAGTATTTTTAAAATGTAGTAAATTTAGTTATTGAACACAAATACTCCCTTTTAGTTTTTTGTATGGGTGTTTTCTTGGAAATTTTTTTACTTTCTGTGAAAGAAAACTTCCTTTAGATTCAGCGTTTTTCAATTCATTATAAAGAGTTTGATTAATGTTGCTGTACCTATATACAAATTCTGATTTTTTGAAACGGACATACAACTGTAAATTAAAATAACCAATGAACAAAATATTGGTAGATTTTACTTTTATCATAGGGATTTTTTGGTTTAATTCTTTATCTAAAAAATACATCTTAATTCTCCTTTTCAAGCTATATATTTTCTTGTCTGCTAAGTTTTAAAAATATATAATGTTTAAATTTTTTCAAAATATTGATAACAAAGGTAATATATCACAAATCTAAAAGAACTTCAAGGAGAAAAAATGTTTAAAGAATTTTTAGAAAAATGCCTAAGATATGAAAATTTGTATATTTTAGAAGAAACAGGGGATAGGGAAAAGATTAAGAGGATTAGTAAGAGACACGGCAAAGTAACAGAAGCAAGTGTATTGCTATTTGATTTCGGAACTAAGAGAACGACAATAAACGAAATATATTTTAACAGCCAAGGATATTTCATAATTCGGGATCAGAAAAGATTGAGATTGGAAAAATTTAAGTAACAAAAAAAGCACTTCAAATGAAGTGCAAAAACCCCTAAGGGTAGAGGAGTAGAGGTGAAATTCATGTCCTATCTATTCAAGCTGTAATAAATAATTACAAAAAGAATAAATATCGCAATGAAATCTACCATCTCACTACTTCCTTATTCAAAATATTGCGAGCCGATGAAACTCGCATAGAATAATTATAACAAAAAAGACTGGAAAAATCCAGCCCAATTTGCCATCGTTTTATTTAATATCTTGAATAAGTTCCCTTAGGGGTTACCCCAGAGTGATTATATTATATCACAAATTACAGAAAAGTCAAAATAAAAAATAAAGGAATGTGATGAAAATGGAAAAACCTAACTATTTTGGAATATTGCCAGCTAACGTAAGGTATGATAAGAATTTAAGACCTATGGAAAAGATTTTATATACAGAAATTTCATCTTTGACAAATAAAGACGGATATTGTTATGCAACAAATTCGTATTTTTCTAAATTATACGAAGTGCATAAAAATACTGTTGGAACTTGGATTAACAATTTAGAAAAACAAGGTTATATAAAGACGGTTTTAATTTACAAAAAAGGTACTAAAGAGATTATTGAAAGACGTATCTATATAAATCAAAAAATTGATACCCCTATCAATGAAAACATTGAGGAGAATAATACAAGTATTAATAATAAAATTAATAATATATATTTATATAAGGGCAAGGAATTTGAAAAAGCATTTTCAGATTTTAAAATTATGAGAGTTGGTAAAAAAGAGCCTTTATCAAAACCAGCAGAGGATTTAATTCTTATGAAACTATATAAATTGGCAGGGGATAATGAGCAGTTAGCAATAGAAATATTAAATAAATCGACTATAAACAGCTGGAAAGATATTTTTCCGCTAGATAAAAAGCAAGGAGGAAATAACAATGGAAACACAGGGAATAAGAAAAGCTATACAAGGAATGCTGAGAAAAAGGGATTTGATAAGCACAATGATTATAAACCAGACTACTCAAAGGGATTCGATGACTGGAATTAGTGCCCCAACAGTGTCAGCTAGCATTTTTAAAGAACAGGATATTGAAAGATATATGGGTTTATCAAAACTAACGGAGCAGGATTGGCATAAAAGATTTGAGAATGCAGAAGTTAAATCAATCGAGGAAATGGGGTTTAAAAAGTCGTTTGAGAAATATTGCAAAAACTTTGAAATAATCAAACAAAAAGGGCTTGGAATATTAATGAGCGGTAATCCTGGAACTGGCAAAACTTATTATACAACTTGCATAATGAATGCTTTAAATCAAAAATATCTTGTTTATAAGACGACTTTATCCGATTTGCTAGAAGAAATCAGAAAAAGCTATAAAAGTTTTGAAAATGAGAATGACGATTTTTTATTCAGCAGATTATCCAAAGCGGAATTGATAATTTTTGATGACCTGGGAAATGAATTTTTAAGTGACTGAGGAAAAGAAAAAATGTTTATGATTTTGAACTTCATTTACGAGAACAATAAGCCGCTAATAATAAACACAAATTTAGATGCTAAGCAATTATCAAGTTTTTTCAACATAAACGGCAGTGATAAATTATTGGACAGAATCCGCAGCAAATGCAAAACATATATTTATAGCTGGGAAAGTCGGAGAAAAGATTTATACAAAAAAGATTTTGAGGAATTATATTAGGAGGAACAAATGGAAAAATGTAAAAAGGATGTGACTTTAGGTGAAATAAAGGACATAGAGTATCTTTTCTATTATGAAAATCTTAATGCTTATGAAACAGGAAAAATCTTAGAGATAAAGAAAAGTAGAGTGGATTCTATCAGCTACAAGTATTTAAAAAATCATAGAAAAAGAAAAAAATAAACTTAGAAGAAAAAAAGAAAATAGTAAAAATGTTTGAAAAAGAACACTTACACTATGTCACAATAGCCCACAAACTCAAGAGAAGCAAGTATACAGTAAGAAATATAATAAGGGAGGAAACTGGAAGTTGTGACAATAACAGATTTATTTTTAAAAATTCAAGAAAAATCTGGACAAAAGAAGAATTTGATTATATAAGAGAAAATTATAAAGAACGAACAGCAAAAGAAATAGCTAGAACTTTGGGCAGAAGCGAAGTAGCCGTTCGCACTAAAATAAGAGATTTGAGAAAAAACGAGACGATTAACTATAAACCGAGAGGTGGGCATATAAACTTTCGGATTGTTTTTTAAATATATAAAATCAGGAGGAAATAAAATGTTAGGAAACAACGTAGTAGACTATATGATAAACAGCTGTAAAGGAGCATACAATTTAGAAAATGCAAAATTAATTAAAAAGAATGTGGAAGACAAGAAAGTTCAGTTTGTATTCAAGAGAAGTGATTTAAAATTAAATATTGAGTTTGCAAATGATAAAATTTCAGGAATTATATACAACAACTTTTTAACGGATTCACAAAAGGAAAATGTAATAGAATCTGAATATTGTGCAAGATTGAATGAAATGCTTGAAATAACAGACATTGATGATATGAATAAACTTGACGAAATCTCAAGAAATATTATCAAAAAAATAAATTCAGAAAAGTTGTTTGGAGAAAATCCAAAGGAATTGCTTTTGAATAGAGAAGACAGAGAAAAACTTGTAAAAATAAAAAGATTTTTCGGAGCAGAGCCGCAATTGCTGAAGTTGTATGAAGAAATTGAAGAGCTACAAACAGCATATAGAAATTACAGAAAAACATTTTACAAGGATGAGCAAAACTTGATTGAAGAAATAGCGGACTGCTTTGTTGTAGTTTTACAAATAAACAAAGTTAAAATGATAAAAAATGTTATTAAAGGCTTAGTTGATAATACTAAAATCTTTAAAACTGAAATGATTGAAAAAATCATAAGAATGATTAAATTTAAAATCAATCGTACAATCGAAAGAATTGAAAAAGGGCAATATGGGACATGCAAGATTGAATATAAAGCCACTAAAGCGACACAGGAAACCGTGAACAAAGAAAAAGAGCAACAGCCAATAAATTTCTCCAGCAAAATCATTTAGTGTTGCAGAGAGCAAGAAACAAAGCCGTGAGGAAAAGGAAAAAGCAAGAAAAGAGAACAAGGTTTTTGAATTTGTAAAAAAGAATGAGCCGTATTACTACCAAGCACGTGATATTCAGTTGAACACTAAGATACAGGCTAAGGAGTGTACAAGAATAGTAGTTTATTAACGAGGGGAAAATAACGGTTATAAAAAGCGGAAAAGACGGCATATATGGAGCAACACTTACAACTGTTCAGGAAGCAGAGGTAATTGAATAATGGCGATAAATGCAGGGAAGAGATTTGAAAATGACTTTAAGAATAGCGTAGATACAAGTGAAATCTTTTTGCACAGATTCAAGGACGGAACAACAGGAACTGTAAATGGACAGATGATCAGATTCAAAAATAAAAACTTATGTGATTTTTTGCTTTTCAAGGACGGCTTGCTTGTCCTTGCTGAGTTGAAGTCCTTTTTAGGCAAGTCAATGCCGTTTTCTAATATCAAAAATACAGTTGATGAACAGCAGACGTTTTTGTACAATTTGCGGCTTGAGGCAAAGAAAAATAATGTAAAAGCGTATATGATATTAAACTTTAGGGATTTGTCAGAGACGTATGCAATAGATATTCATAATTTTGATGAATTTTACAAAATGACGAATGAGAAAAGTATAAGCATAGATGAAGCAAGACAACTGGGAAAACAGTTATATCAACAAAAGAAAAGAACAAGCTACAGATACGAAATCAGCAACTTATTCAATTAGGAGGAATAATGGGTAAAAGATTAGCGAAAAATAGAGTTAGAAGTATTTTAGAGGAATATCCGGAAACACGGAATGCTGAAAATCCAGATATGTATGTTATGTGTCTTATATTAGTTGAAGACGGAATAATAACGCAGGATCAGGCGGCAAAGATATATGACAGATATTCAATTAACAACATAGTTAAAAGTCGCCAGAAAATCCAAAATTCAGACAAGGAATATGAGCCAAACGAGGAAACTAAAAAGAAAAGGTTTGTAGGATATATGAATTTTAGACACGCTTGGCGGAAAGGAAACTTGGATGTCTAAAAGAATGAGCAGGGAAAACCAAAAATTAATATACTGGTTCATAGACTGCTATGCCTATCATTTGAAAGGTGTAGACATAAATTGGCAGACTAGCAAGCAAAAGCCTGCCATTTCCGATTATTTTTTATACAAGGCAAAGGAAGACTTGAAAAAACTTTATATCAGGCACAGTGGCAAGAATATAAAGGGATATGAGCCTTTCAAGAATATGGAAAGCAAGCTGAAAGACAGAATTGGAAATATAATTGATAAGAATTACACAAAAGAAAGCAAAATCAATATAATCACAAATGATTTAATGGATTTTGTAACCGATGAAATTCAGTTGCTATTCATCAAACTAAATGATACTTTTAGCTTGGCACTTAAATTAATGAGCAATACTGAAGCTGTGGCATTTACTAATTTCTTATTTGACTATTTTTTGCAGAACGATATTGATATGTGGCAAGAGATACACGAACTATACAGGCAACAGGAAAACAGGAACTGGGTGTACTGGATGTTAAAAAAGAAAATATGTGTTATTACAGGAAAACCAAATGCACAGCTGTCACATATTTCAAAAAGTGCTGGAGCATTAGGAGGCTACAAATATGACAAAGGGATAGGAAATAGTTATTTACCGTTATCAGCAGAGTGGCATATAGGAGTAGATCACGGAGTTGGTGGTGGAAGAAATAAATTAATGACAAAACTAAAAGAGCTGAATATAGAGCCTTTTGAAATAAAGACGGATGAAGAAGTTAAGGAATTGAAGAAAATATATAAAGGGCATTTTAAAGGATTTAAGGAGGAGAAATAATGGAAATATTATATAAAATGGCAGGAGTGATATTTTCGCTTTCTGTTATAGCATTTTCGATAGTATTTATGATAGTTTGTCTTGAAGGTGCTATCGACGAATACAAGGAGGCAAAAAACAAAACAGGTTACTGGCTTTCACTTTATGTGGCACTTTTAATTTCAGGTGCTTTAATATTTTTAGCAGCAGTAGGAATAAAAGGAATAGTATTAGCATAGTTCAGTCACAGAAAGTCGTTTTGGCTGTAATAACGTGTAAAAATGTAGTATTTATAAAGAAAAATGACAGTCGTGAAAAGTCGTTTTTATTAGAAAAAGATTAGGAGGAGAAATGGGAATAATAATAAGAATTTTAAGTGCAGCAGTTACAATATTTTTAGTTTTCTTTTTAGTTAGTTATTTATACGCTTTAGTTGAAGATGTAAAAAAGAAATTAAGAGGAATAACTAAAATTAATTATACACCTTACGATGTAGCGTATTTTTTAGTATTTTGGTTTTTAAATATTCTGCTGATTTATACAATAATAAATTTGATTGTATTTTTTGCAATCAGAGTATAAAAATATAATTCAAAATACTTGAAAATATAGATAAAATAAGGTATAATAAAGGGGTGATAAAATGCTTACTAAAGAGCAGATAAGACAAATTGAAAGTAACAAAAATCTTTTTTTGTTTATAGTAGAATTACTGGAAGAAATGAACAAAAAAGGAGAAAAAGAGATGACGATTATTTTCAATAGCGGAAAAGTAATAAGAAGAAAAAAAACAAATACAATTGGATAAAGGCAAGAGTTATGAAAGTTAATGAGCCGATTTATATGTAGATTAGGAATAGTCTATTTATAAGTCGGCTCTTTTTTTGCCTAAAAACTAAAAAGGTAAAAGAAAAATGAAAGATGATAAAATTATTAATCAGGAATGAATTTGAAAATGGTGCAGGAGTTACAGAACTTTCTAAAAAATATAAAGTAAGTGCAAATACCATTAACAGCTGGAAAAAAAGAGAAAAATGGAGAAAAAAAGTTGCACCAAAAGGAAATGCACCAAATTCTAAAAAATGCACCAAAAACAAAACTGGTGCAAACGATAAGGAAACACAGATAAAATTAGACATAATTAACAATACAACCAAAGAAGAAATCACGGAAAAACACGGAATAAAAAAGACTAAATATTACGATATTAAAAAAAGTGTAAGACAGATTCAGATAGAACAAAGTGAGAAAGTTTTAAATGAAATTGCAACAAAAAAATATAATAATGCAGTCGAAAGGTTAAAAAGGATAATCGAGGAAAAAGAAAAACTGGAAACTAGAATTCTTGAAACTACAGATAAAGAAGAAATGTCGATGATTAAACAAAAGTTGGAACTTCTGAAAGAATTTGAAAAAGATATAAAAGTAAATGCTAGGGTTATTTCTGATTATAGGCAAGCAGAATTAGAAGAACAACTTGTAAATAATGAATTAAGTAGAAATGCTTTAGAAATTCAAAAAGAACGTTTAGAAATTGAAAAAGCTAAAATTAAAAATAATGATGACAAAGATTCAGAAAAAGAAAATAAAATGATAGAACTGTTAAAAAATATAACAGAAAAGGTTGGGAAAGATGAATGATTTAACTCCTAAACAGTATGAAGTGCTAGAAATATTTAATAAAGAACAGCCGAGAATAACAATTTTAACAGGAGCAAAAAGAAGCGGAAAAACATTTTTAAATTATTTGGAAACAATATTTATTTATTTGGTGGAGAAAAGGCAGACAGTTGGAAGAAGATGAGAGGGATGACTTCTCACGGTACTTATATAAATGAGGCAACAGCATTACATCAAACTTTTATAACAGAAGCTTTTTCAAGAACATCAGGAGAAGGTGCAAAAATATTTATTGATACCAATCCTGACAATCCAGCTCATTTTGTAAAAAAAGATTATATTGACAATGCTGGAGATAGATTAGAAAACGGCAGACTAAATATTCTAGTTAGCAATTTCAAACTAGACGATAACATTTTTCTTAATAAGGAATATGTGGATTCTATTAAAAAGACAACTCCACGAGGAGCAACTTACGATAGAGATGTTTTAGGATTATGGGTTGCACAGGAAGGAGTCGTATTTGCAGATTTTTCTGAAAAAGAAAATGTGATTAATGATATAGAAAATATCGAAATAAAAGATTATTACATCGGAGTTGACTGGGGATTTGAGCATTATGGAACATTGGTAGTTATCGGAGTGGATTTTGAGGATAACTATTATATCGTTGAAGTTATAGCAAAACAACATAAATATTTTGATTACTGGAAAATGCTTATTTTACAGAAATATAAGGAATATCAAGTATCAAGAGTATTTTGTGATAGTGCTAGAACTGAATACGTGCAAGGATTATTAGATTTTGGAATAAATGCTGAAAATGCAAAAAAAGATGTAAAAGAAGGTATTGATTTGGTTGGAGCGATGTACAAAAGAAATACACTAAAGATTACAGAAAAAGCATTTAAAGGAAAGTTTGAAGACGAAATTTATGCTTATGTTTGGGGAAAAAATGATGAGCCAGTTAAGGAAAATGATGATGTAATGGATGCAGTAAGATATGTTTTATATAGCTTGAAAAAAGATGAAGGTGGGATTGCTTATTTATATTAGGAAGGAGGGCTAATGACTAGAGAAGAAAGAACAAGAATTAAAACTTATTATGATAGGGAACAATATAGTAAATCAAATTTAAGTAAGAATATGCCAGGACTGTTTGACGGAACTGTGGAAATATTTAATCCGATTCGAGATATTGTAAAGGCTCTATCAAATACAGCTTTAAAAGATTTAGGAATAGAAAACGATAAACTAAAAGAAATTTGGGAAATTAATCAAATGACTACTTTCAGTAAAAAGATTGCTAAAGAAATGTATTTGAATGAAGAAGTATTTGTTGAAGTTATATTAACTCCAGATGAGCAAATTAGGTATATTTTACATAATGTAGACGATGTCGAATACACGGAAGTTTTTGGAGAAATTAAGAAATTTAAAGTTGAAGGGGAACAAGTTTATTTCGATGAAAACGGAGAAGAGCAAAGCAGAGAGTATTCTAGAGAATATATAAAACTTGATACTGGAACTGTTAAAAGAACCGAAAAAATAGACAACGAGACAATTGAAACACCTTTTATTTTGAATAAAATTCCTGTTTCAAAATTTAAAAATGATAGCAATATTATAGAAGCATTGAATATTATAGATAAAATCAATGAAACTGAAAGTTACATTGGGAGAATATTTGGGATACACGGAGACCCTTGGCTTCACGCAAACGGAGTAAAACAATTTGCAGATGTTAATTCTAGTAATGGAAAGATTAAGAAAAATGCACAGCTTTTGGAAGAGGCTAGATACAAAAACAAAAGAATTATCAATACTCAGAATTCAAAAGAAATGGAAGCTAGTTTCAAATATATCGAATTAACAAATCCGTTAATTAGCGAAATGCAAAATGATATAGCGAGATTGGAAAAAAGGTTATCAAATTTATTTCCTGAATATTTACTCGTAGATACAGCGACGCAAAATGTCAGTGAGGAAACTTATTTATTAAAAAACAACGGACTTAAAACTAAAGTGGCAAGTTTTAGAGAGGATTTTATAAAAAGTTTGTTAGAAACAGATAAAATTGCGTTGGAATTGTCAGGAAGTTCTGATGAATTGACTGAAAATGATTATACATATTTTGATACATTTATGGAAAATGAAAAGAGTTCCAAATTAACCACTTTATCATTAGCTCTTGATGTAATAAGCAAGGCGAAAGATATTGATGAAGAATATAAACTTAAAAAATTAATAGAAAAAGTGACAGATGACACTTTACAAGATTTGAGTGGTTTATATGATTAAGATAGATTTTAAATGGAATCATAAAGTGGAGAAAAGGTTATTTATTTTTTTTAAACGAACAGCATTTTCGATATTTAGTGGCAAAAAAACAGATATTGATTATTCAAACTTGATGAAAATATTTGTTAATTATAGCATTTCTTATGAGAAAAAATTTAAGAAGGCGAAAAATATAGATGTAAAAAAGCACACAGAAATAGCTGTAAAACAAATAAAAGAGATAAAAGAATGGCAAAACAATCTAAATAATTATGTTGAAGAAAATAAAGAAAAAGATAATTTAAAAGATAAATTGAGAAATAACGCTAAATTCAGAGCTAGAAACATGCTAGGCAATTATTGCAAAGACTTTTTAAAAGAAATAATCGCAAGCGAAAGCGAATATTTCGAGTGGAACACAATGGGAGACGAACGTGTCAGACCAACACACGAAGCAAGAGATGGACAAATTTATAACTGGGATAATGCCGAAATAGTTCCGGGGGAAGAAGCAGGATGCAGATGTTGGGCTACTGTTTATTTTCCTGAAACAAAAGAAGAAATTGAAGATATAAACCAAAATTCTTGAGAGTTGAAAGATTACGGATCATTTATGAGTCGTTTGATGTCAAATCTCAAAAATTTATAGAGTATCAATACTGTAAATCATTTATGAGTTACAGCAAATAATCTAAAAAATAAGGAGAAACGAAAATGAGAAATTTTAAACAAATGGAATTGTATTATGATGAGCCTGGAGAAGGCAAAGGCAACGGAGATGGAGCTGGTACAGGTGGCAATGAGCCAACACTTGATGATTTGAAAGCTAAAATTGAAAATTTTGAAAAAATACAGGCTGAAAAAGATAAGGAAATTAATTCTTTAAAATCACAGCTTGGACATAGCAATAAACAGCTTGAAGAATTTCAAAAGCATGGTAAAACTGCTGAAGAATTGGCGAATATGGAAAAAGAAAAACTAGAAAAAGAACTTGCCGAAGCTAGAAATCAACTGAATCTAACAACTTTAAAGACTAGAAAAAATGAGTTGATAGCAGAGTTAAAAATTAGTCCACAATTCGCCGATTTAGTACAAATTACACCAGAAATGACAATTGAAAGTCTTGAGTTGGCGGTTAAGAATGTAGCGGCTAAAGAAAAAGAGTTCACAACAGATTTCTTGAAAAAGAACTCTATAACAAATGGAGGATTCAATCCAAAAGATAAAAAGAAAGGTGAAAAAGATTTTGTTGACAGAATGATTGAGAAAAACAAAAACAATGAAACAGATTTGACAAAATTTTAGGAGGTTAAAATGTTAAAAAGAACAGTAATGCACAAAGAAAATTTGAATGTAAAAGTAAAAATTTTAAAATCTGATTTTACGCAACAGATTTATAAAGATACTAATACCAATAAAGAATATTTACTTGCTGGAGTGTTAGTAAAGGCTAAAAACGGAGAGGATTTAAGAGAAAATGGAGCGTTTGTTGTGCCGATTTCAGCTGGAGATAAGGCTGAAGGTGTATTGCTTCATGATTTAGAGTTCAATTTTAGAAATGATAATGAAACAGCGGCAATATGTATCGAAGGGATTGCGTACTTAGACAAACTTATAGATGTCGGAAAAGGACATAAGACACCTATAACTGTAACAAAAGCGGAATTACCAGAAAAAATAACTTATGTTTACAAAGATAGAAAATAATAGGAGGTAACAAAATGGCATTAAGTTTAACAGATTTATTAAATGCAAAAAGTTTGAATAAATACTATACAGGGGTTAAAGGAGATACATTGGTAGAAGCTATGTTTCCTGCAACTTTTTCAAATACATTTGATTTCAGTGTATTAGGAAGTGTAAATGGAGGAGTAGTCAAAGTTCTTCAAGGAAGCGAGTTGGATGTAGATCCTTTTGCAAGAGACTGGGAATTAAAAACAACTACAAAAGGGGACAAGCAATTTTTTAGAGAAAGTTTGAAACTTAATGAAAGACAGAGAAAAGAGTTGCTTGAAATTTTGAATACAAATGACACAGCCATTATTGAAAATTATTCAGAGCAGATTTATAGACAGTTTGCTGGCAAAACTGGATTTTTGGCAAGTGCAAGAGCAGTAGCGACGTACACAGCTTCACAATTTTTATCAACTGCTAAAGTTCCTTTTATAGATGAAAATGGTGGAGGAGCAAAAACGATTGATTATAAATTGGATAACAAATATAAAGAAACGTTGGCCGGAACAAATGCTTGGAATACAGCGACAGCAACTCCTCTAGAAGATTTGATACGTTGGAAAGAAATTGTTGAAGAAAACGGGGGGACTGTTGAAATCGCATTGATGAATAAAGCAACATATACAATGTTAAAAAATCAGGCTAATGTTAAGGCCGTGTACAACAAATTAACGAATGTATTAATAACAGAAGACGATAAAAAAAGAATCATTGAAGAAATGGCAGGACTTTCAATAGTTATATGGGATGAGAAAATAAATGTAAAAGGCAGAGTTCAGCCAGTATTTCCAAACAATGTTGTTACATTGATACCAAATGGGCAATTAGGGAAAATGGAATATGGGCCAACTCCAACAAAAACCGACCAGATGTTAGGTATCGCAGGTGATAGAGAAATTGTAGATATTGCTGGGACATTTGCAACTTTGGAAGTAGAGCAAGAAGTAAAGGCAGCAGCTGTTAGAAATGTAAATGTAGTTGTTGAAGCAGTTGTAGCTCCAAATCCTAATATTGTAAATTCAATGTTCATAGCAACGGTAGGGTAGGTGAATTGAATGGCAAAAGAGAATAAAAAAGAAGAGGTAAAAGCTATTGTTGAAGCAGTAGCTTTAACGCCTTTGAAATACAACGATGTTAGATATGAAATTGGTGATAAGTTGGAATTAACCGGAGTTGAATTTGAAGTTTTGTCAGAAAACAAACTTGTCGGCGAAAGAGTTGATGAGTAATGACGGACGAAACTTTGGGAGAACTGAAAAAATATATTCCTGAAACTTCTGATTTTGATGTAGGAGTTGTTGAGCAGTTTTATAAAGTCGCTGAAGAAAAACATAGCAACGAAAAAGAAAAATTGCTTAAAATATATCTTTTTGGATATTTGCTGACTTCATTAGATGATTTTGATTTTACGAAAGTCCAGGTATCTAACATTGTAATTGAGGAAACAGGTGGAAACAATCAATATTTAATGATGTACAAACAGTTGTTGAAAATGCTTGGAATCGACGAAAACGAAACAACTGTATCAATAGTTTAAGGAGTGGATTATGTTTAATTTTAAAAACAAGGAAAAAGGAGAAATTCTGCTTGTCAAATTAAATCATATATTACTTAAAGAAGGCGATAATGAACTTGATTTGACACCTCGCAGAATGAATATTGCAAAAGAGGAAATTGAAGAAAGAAAACTTAATATCGAAATTATAGAGTTGGGTGATAAAAATGCCG